CCGTTTCCGCTCGCAGAACCGACTGACACACTTAAGTCAGACGTTGAAATACCAGTTAATTCAGTATTCGCCCAATTATCGTAAAGTTCTGTAAAGTTGGCGTTTGTCTTGACGAAAGCATTGCGGAGTGTATCGCCCGTGTTATCGTCAGGAACAGTACCCGTATTAATTACCTGCTTTGCCATTTTTGCTCCTGTTTATTTACTATTATTTATTTACGGCACCAAGGTGTGATCCGCTTTAAGTGCTGTTGTATCCACTGTGTATTCTGCGCTATCAACAGTTAATCCGCCACCGTCACCGGCAACGACTTGGTTTGGACCGACGATTGGATCTCCGCCAACAACACCATCATTTTTAATGTTCTGGATAAACTTATGAGACATGCCTGCGCTTAGCGGACCGAACGACATTTTTCGTTTGTGTAAAAAGTCGCCAAACAGTTTTGTACCTGCAAGGTGTACTGTTTTCTTAAGAGGTTCTTCGTAAACATTTTTAGCAATCGTACCCTTAATTTCATAAGAATATTCTTGATAATAATCACTATCCTGAATTTTCATATTACCATCAAAGTATTCAAAATTGCCACTATCAGGTTCAGTCCAGTATCCATTTAGGTGAGATGCATAGCTTGCCCAGTATCCGGATGTGATACCTTGAGTATCAGCTCGCAATGTTCCTTTGGCAACAATAGTTCCATCGTCGTCAGTTAGAGATACATATTCATTATCTTGATAACCAAAACCTGATTCGTAAATATTTGCTGTTTTAACTCGCCCACTTGCAAAAACAGTTTTTGATTCTATTTCAGCTGAAGCTCCTAATTTATCGGCATCGTAATCTCGAGCAACATATTCAATTCCGTAAGTGTTACCTTTGTGGGTGATTTCGGCATCGGATCCACCTTCAAATCCATAATAGCTATAAGGACGAACTTTAATAAATTTCTCTGATGCATTTACGCCAGTAATTATACCAGTCACGGTCGTGTTTGAATTTATGCCAGTATTTGCTTGTGAAATGATATCATTTTTTGACATCGAAGCTGATACGTTTTCAAGAGAGATAACTTGCTCGTATCTGTCAAATGCTGCCATTGTATCGTCACGGGCAATAGTCCAAACATCTGTTCTATAATCTTCACCTGGGTTAACATTCACAAGTGAACGAATTGCACCAATGTCAAATTCTTCCAAGTCAAACGCAGCATCAAGTCTAGTCGAAAGAGTAACAGGATCCGCGGTTCCTGACATTGCCCTAACGGCAGGAGGAACTGTATTGTAGTTCGTTGAGTTAATTGCAACGCCAGTAAAATCACTAATCTTATCTGTGATTAGTGATACGGCTTGGATGTTATCAATCGTTACAGTTACATCGTTATTTGAACCTGTGTCAGGATATAAATCTCCTGGGCTTGAATCGTTTTTCTCAGTAATACTCGTAATGTTGCTTGTGTTTGCGCCAACAACACCGGCGGCAAGTCTTCTGTACCCTTTACGGTCTGTCGCAAACAATTGAGGTAAAGGATCTGTACTAAACTCGTGAGAGCTGTTTGCAAAGTAAATGCCAACTGCAAACGCAGATTGGCCTGTTACAGTACCAACATTTCCAACACCCGTATTTGCATCACAAATTGTTTCACCGATATTAAATTCAAGATCTGGGTTAGAAAGAATTAAGTTTTGAGAAGAAGCTTTAATGCGAGTATTTTCTGTTGTGTAACCAAACCCGCCATCTTCAATTGTGTATTCAACTTGACCCGTAAATTCATCTTCAAGGCCTGTGACAATAATTTGTCCACCCTGACCTTGGCCAGTGATGTTTAAAATTTCACCAACTTTTCTTGATGTTAATCCGCCGTAATCCAAGTCAATTTCAATTGACGCGGCAGATCCATCAACGCGGCCAAATGCAACTTCGTTTCCGCCAATTGTTGCAATTAAGTCATCATACTTGCGGAAGTTTCCTTTAACATTTGAAATGTAAATAATTGGAGTAAGAGTACCGTTGATTAGCTGAATGTTAATTCTATCAACAGCAGCTTTTGCTTCGGAAATACTACCACGGACGTTTTTACCAATCAAATCTGAATATGTAAATTCATTTCCATCTACGTCTTCAAATAAGTTTTCATTTGGCAAACATTGTAAGTAAACACCCTTTCGCCAGTCAGAAGTCGATGGCTTAAGCATTTGCGAGGCAGGATATTTAATTTCCACATCTTCAGCGTAAAACATACGGAAGAATAATAAGACACCGCCAGGAGTACCTTTACGACGATATAAATCCATAATGTTTTTAACAACAAAACGAACATCTTTTGTTTCCAATAAAGGTAAGTCCGCCATAAACATTTTATGGAATTGAACAATAAGCTCAGCAAGAGTTTCAGAAATATCACGGTACTCAAATAACCTACGTGAGTTATAATGAGATTGATTTGTTTCTTCTTCAAGGAAACGATAATATTCCTCTACGAAATCAACAAGCTCCTGGCCATACTCTCGATAGAGCCCAGGAAACTGATCTCGAATTTTAAATGCTATGAGCTTTTCGACTTGCATTACTTGATCTCAATCATATTAACAGTTACGTCTAAGTCGCGAATATAGAAAATACGACCTTTTGGCGATTTAATATCGTCAACCTTTGTGCGGGCAATGATTTTAATTTCAGATCCTTCATATGAATCTGCAATAAAGTCGGTTAATTTTACGACACCAGTTTCGTAATCAACTGTTCCAACTTTTGGTTTTACAATCTGCGGGTTTGCTTGGTTACTTGTCACGGACATAATATTTCCAACCCCGTCGTCTTGTAAAAATACCTCTTGAGCATTACTTGTGAAGTTGGTTGTTTTAATTGCTGGCTTATATTCAGAGAATCCGCTTGCAGAACGGAAAGGATATGGCTTGGCAAGTTTTGCTTCAAACTTGAATGTTGGATTTAGCTTCACATTTGTCGCCGGTGAATATGGAATATATGGGAATGCGCAAACACTGTTTGAAAGAATTGCAACATCCTTTTTATCAATTGCACTTGCAATATTTGAAACGCGAAGTGTCTTATTAAAGTCATCCAAGTATGTATCGGAATAATAAGAGATTTCGTTCCGAATAATTTGCTCAAGCTGAGCTGGACTTTTTGTACTTTCTGCTGCGCTATAATAAGCATCAACTTCAATATTTGCGTACATAAATTCAGAGTTGATAAAAATTGGTTCAACCGCAAGCGGACTCTTTTCTCTTAAGTAATCAATATAAGATGTCGCCAAAGAGTTTGAAAGAATCTCTGTCTCTTGTCCTAAGTAAACTGAAATCGCAACTTTACCAAACTGCGGCGGTTCTAATTCATCACCACCGTATGCTGAAACTGCAAGAATTTCTGGAAATCTTTGCTTCAATAGGTTTTCGTAATCAGAAGACGTTACAGCACGCTCTTGAATTTGAAGAGCTTTAGGAGCATTGAAGCGGATGCTTTCAATCGTTTCTTGGTCAGCCCCACCCGTTGCTCTTGCGATTGTTGTAACTGTTGTTGTGCCAGTTGTTGAAAGAGATATGCTAAATTTATTAATACCGTTTGCTTCGGCACCTGACGTAATACGATACTTGACGCGAACATCTTCGATCTCTGTTGGTTGTAATCCAAAGATATTTTTACCAAAGTAAACCGTGTAGCGGCCATCGTAATATGGCTCAACATAAAACACTTTATCCAAGGCACCAACACCAAAGATTGTATCTTTACGAACAAATACGTTGCGGTCTTCAGTTGCTTCAGCATCAACGAAGGCTTCAATAGAATCTGTATCAGCATTTTCGTTTGTTAAGATTACTCGCAAAATACCATCGTTATCAACAAAAAATCCTTCACGTTCAAAACTTGTTAACATATTGCCTTCGTAAATTGTAATGTTATCGGATTCAAAAGTTCCGACCGCAGTCTTACGAAGGACGTGAGCCTTGTTTGTTACGAATGTATAGTTTTCACCTTGATACGAAGCCGCGAATTCTGCATATTGTGGAATTGTAATTGTTTGACCTGTAATGGTATTATCAGTTACTTTAACTTTGACAATGGCACGAGCAGAACGGCGAGAACGAGGAAGATAATTAAGTTCTTTTGCGTGCGATATAACAGAGTTACGTAATAAGGCAGAATCAATAAACATTTCATTGATTGCCATGTTCGTATAAAAGTTATTTTGATAAGTGTTATATGATAAGACATCAAGCAGTACGCTCATGTTTGAGCCTTCAAAGTCATAGTCTTTGAATTTCGTTTGTGTCTTCATATAGTTTTTGAGCTGATCTTTAATCGACTCAAAATCTAATTCTGTAATAGCTAATTTAGCCATTTATCTCGTCCTCTCTAAGAATACGTTTAGTTCCACCGGTTGTTCTTGGTTGGTAACATAAAACTTAATCGTAACTTTAACTGCGTTGTCATCTAGGTTGCCATTTACAATTACATCCATTACTTCTGCGCGTGGCTCGTATATTTCAATTACAGATCTTACCTGTTCTTCAATTAATTTGAGACCAGCGGGAGTCATATTTTCAAACAACATAGCACGGATATTGCCACCGATATTAGGTTGCATCAAACGCTCACCGCGATCTGTTAACACAAGATTCTTAATTGCTTCTTTAACTGAATCTTCGTTTTTAAATACTGACAAATCACTAGACAGCGGACTAATAGACAGATCTTTTTTAAAGTCTGAATATATTTCCAGCTTCTTCGTCTTTGCTGTAACTAAAGCAATTGTCATTTGTTACGTCTCCAACTTTCGTACGTGTATCTTATTTTCCTTGGCCATGTTACAAATACACCAGCAGGTCTATCTTTTTGATAACCTTGAATGCTACCACCAACATCAACATGAACAAAGGGCGGATTGCTTTTAGGATAAAATCCTGCAGCGTGCCAACCATTCTTTCTTGCAAGCTCAGCAAATTCAAATTGCTTTTCTAGGCTCGCAAATGCAGGGTCTGATAAATCAAAAGCAACACCTTTCATATGTAAAGACTTACTAGCACCACCGACTTTTTTATTATATTTTGGGCTACGGTATGCACTTATTAATCTTAATGGTCCACCGCCTGCTTGTTGCCATGCTTCAGCTAATGCAAATAATTTTGCTTTAGTCTTTTGTTTGATATAACGATCTGACCAAGCATCACTTCCTGCTTTTGTATAAATGTTATCGCCTTTATTAATATAAAGATTCCGTACTACTCCTCCACTTAATTCTTCCCAAGTAGGAAATCCGTCAATATCAGCAGAGCTAGGTGGATCAAGATCTATGACAGGAGGGGCTGCTGGCGCAGCATCTTTATCTGCCTCTTCTTCTTTTTCCTTTTCCTCTACTTTTTCTTGAGCTAACTCCTTTTGTTTATTTATCCCTTCTTTACGAGTCTCCTCGTCCATACGAATAGCTCCACCTTCGCCAACAGCCTTTGCGGTTGCTTCCGAAGATTGCGCTTTAATCTGGTCATCAGATTCTTTCGTATCTTTTGTTAAATTTTCAAGTGGCTTTTTAACGGCTTCAATTAATTCTTCAATACTTACCGCAAAACCACACATACGATAAACGAGTAACTCAACAGCTTTTAAAGATGGATTTACAAAACGCTCAACTGCATAATCAATTAAACCTTCTACTTTCTTTAAAAATGTATCACGGTTTTCGTCTTTTAAGATTTCTTTAATCTTATCAACTTCAGCTTTAATTTTATTTTTTAGCGCTTCAGATTCTTCCTTCACTTTGTTTTCAATTTCGGAAAATAAGTTATCAAGAGAAAAGTTTTCAACTGCGTCAACAACTGAACGCCATTTTTCTTTAATTGCATCAACAACCTTTTTCTTAATTGCTTCTATTAAAGCTTTAACTTTAATTGCCTCAAACGCAGCTTTAAGCGGATCTTTCATATTGCGAAGTTTATTAATTGCGTTAAGCGCAGAATTAATCGCGTCACCTATACGACCAATCATATCAAAGAGAGCCATTGCGGCACCAAAGATGCTTCCAATAGTACCACAGAACCCACCCATAATACTTGCAATCCAACTGCCATTATAAAAGTCATTAAGATTTCTTGCAAGTTTAGCACGATCATTTGAGCAGGCAGCAGTCAATGTTGCAGGAGTATATAAGAAGTCCTCCATAAACTGTGCCATTTCAATTCCTGTGATTGGTGTTGCAAGGAATAAGCGATCTTTTAATAAAGGATAGTTTGATGTATCAATATTATTTGTGAATGTATTTAAAGTTTTATTTAATTCATTTACAGTGTTTGAACCATATTTTCTTAAAAGAACCTCATAAGAATTTGTATCTAAGTTTTCAATTAAACTTTGTGCATACGCTTCTTCCAATAAAGGAATGCTATCAATTGTTAATTCACCGCGCTCGTTAGTATAAACGGGCGGAGACAATACAGCAGCAGCGTTGCGTGCTGTTACCTGTTCGGTGTTAATGTCGCATGGATTGCAATCGTTCTTACTCATCCTACGCTAACTCCATTCAATTCGTCTGCTTTACGTTGTGCATCAGTTCGGCTACGGAATGGCGGAACATCTATATCGCCATCTTTTGCAATTAAGCCGGTGTCACGATTCATTACAGTCCAATACTTTTCTCCATTTGCGAATGCGCCTTCCTCAACATAAAAGACTGCTGTATCGCCAAAGTCCCCATCGTCCGCGTGGTCAACGCTTCCTAGCGCATCTTCGCGCAATGGTGGGCGATCTGGAATATTAAGAGCTTTTGCATACGGAACCGGCTCAGGCAATTGAGGTATACCGCTTTCTTTATTAACACCTGGGTCAAATAAAGCTGGCGCAATATACGATGCAGGAGCTGCAATGTTTGGCAGTGATGCTGCGCCATTTGCCATACTTACAAAATCGTCAATGTTAACAGTTGAACCGCGAATATGAGTTAATCCGCTTCCACCCAACTTAGTTAATGCACCGCTTAAATCTAAAGTATTTGTTCCTTCAAGACGAGTAGACGGACTCTTAAGATCCATTGTTACATCTGACTGAATATTTGTGAATCCTGATGTTTTGATTTGAGTGCCAACAGTCGATTTCACAAAGAATGTTCCAGCTTCTGCGGCCCAATTGACTTCAGCATCATCCCATATAACGTTACTCTTACGGCTAACAGTATCGGTTGCTTCCATAATTAAGTTTTCTTCGGCCATCATGGATATATCATTTGCATTTGCGTGTATCTTAACAGAGGCAGCTCGGACATTTGCGGTCGTTGCGGCATTAATGCTAGATTCACCGCCAACCGACATCATATGGTCGCCGTGAATTAATTGAGTATAATCGCCCATTACTTCTTCAGTTTTGTTGCCTTCAACTTTAACGTAAGCATTACCTTTAATTACAACATTGCTTGTTCCGCCGATATAAACATATTGGTTTTCATCATTGATTTCATACTTATCGTGGATGCTTTTATGTTTAGTTGTACCACGGTCACCGATTTCAATATAAGATCCAGAATTGTGATGAATCGTAATACGTTCGTTTCCTTCAGAGTCGTCAATTTCAATACGGTGCTTTGCGGTTTCAATTACACGGTTATACGGATATTCCGGTTTTGCGTATGGCCCAGGTTCTTCCCATTCGTCTGTTCCTTGCGCACCTTGAATACCTTTTACTCTTAACTTATCCATATCACCGATATAAGTTTCGTTTAAGTATTCACCGCGATGAGTTTTGCTATTACGAGGTTGACCAAATTCGTTAGGACCCATTTGATTTTCAAAATCGTTTAATGGCAACGCGCCATAACCATCTGCATCAGGGTCAATCACTCGAGTTGTTTGTGTAGGAATCAAACCAAGAACCATTGGCTGTTGCGCTTCAGGCCCATCAATGAATACACCAAATACCCAGTCGTTTAAATATAAATGAAAGTTTGGATCGTATCCACCCCAGCAAACAATTGCCCAAGGTAAGTTTTCAGTTGGAATCTCTTCTATTGTTCCGTGAATATTAAACGCGCGAACTTTTACACGGCCTTCTTTACGTGGGTCTACGATTTCTTCAATAACACCCATAAAGAATTGAGGATTCATAATTCCGCTACTCATCGAGGACCCTCCACATTTTCATTTTTATTCTCAAGTGTAACACCGCTCCAATTTAACTTAATCAATTTAGCATTTGTAGTTGTGCTGCCTTTATCATAACTATGAACGGTATCAGAAACAAGATAACGACCATTTAATTGTGGACTCACATCCCCGCCAGATTCTAATGAAGCAGATTGAATATTCAAGTCAACAACTTTTCCTGGGCGAATATCAGATCGCCCTGTTATTTCAATACTCAACTGAACGTCGTGGATGTGGTGATAATATGCAATACGATTTTGTGCAATTGTTGCATAATGGGCTTCACCTCTTAATGATCCTGGGATATCACCCAGTCCTGCATAGTCTTTAAATAAAACCATGTCTTTTGCATTTTCGTCCGTAAACGTATCGGCAATAAAATCTTTTGAATGCGGCGAATTCTTTGGCTTAACTTGAACACCATCGGCATCAACAAATTTAGCATCTTTTGTATAATCATAATGAATTGTGTTAACTGTTCCACGAACTAAATCAATTTCTTTTACATTACTTTTATACGCACCACTATATAAATGATCTGGAACATTACGGCCCGTTGAAATGATTTTAAGTTTATCAACGCGCTTCGTATCAAGCTCAGGATTTTGTACTTGAGGTGTTTCAATTCCATAAAACAAGTTTATGTATTCTTCTTTATTTTGCTTAAAGAAATATTCATCAGTTACAAAGAAATAACCATCAGTTCTTTCAAAGAATCTAAAAGTTTGTGACGGCGTATTTGGATTATAAGAACGCGTTGCCATAAACTTCATTGCAGATTGCGGTCTAATATTAGGAACAATAAATTCTACAATGCCGTCAGTATCTTGAACTGTTAAATGGCGTAAAGGTTCTTTTATAATATTAAATCTTTTTGCGTTATATGGCAGACCTTCAGTTTCTGAATCGCGTACCTTTCCAAAATATCCATTAAAGAAAAATTGAACGCCGTCAGCAATCTTACCTTGCCAAGGAGCCGTGATGTTTCTTGTCGTTGCATCGTATGTTGTTTGTGAAACACACTTCATAGTATAGTTTGTACCATTCATACCTGAGCCAAAGGTGACGTCAGATATTTCATAAACTCTTAATTTCATTTCAATCTTTTCACCAGTGTCATTAGTTAAGATTGTTAAATCAAGAGTTTCTTCAGCTCGAAGTGGAACTGTTTCTAAAAGGTTTGCTCGGTCAATTACGCTAACATTAACAAGAAAGCTTACAGCATCAATACTTTGGCTGATTGCAACCCCTGTGATAATATTAGATATATCCATTTGAGCTTGATTGCTCTCAGTGTCACCCACAGCCCCATCAGGAGACAAGTACGACTTAAGTACTGCCTTTTCAATTTCGTACGCCTGTGGACTATAATCAGCTTCACTCATTCGGGTTTCTTATCTTATTTCTAAATTCTTCAACCACAAGAGGAAGAAACCTTTTATCAATTAAAAAGATTTCTTTCTTATTATCATTCTTTGCTTCTTCGTCTTCGTATATACGCCAAGCTTTCCATTCATCAGGAATAATTCGTTTAATAATAATCTTACGTCCAGTTTCAGTACGCAAAATTACACGGTCTTCAGCTCGAAGATAAATTGTGCGGAATGATTCCGGCGCTAGTCTAATAATATCAACAGCCATTAGTAAATAATACCTCCACCTGTGCCAGGATCACCGGCATCATCTGCCGTATCGGTTACTTCTCTATCCAAATTTACTTGCACGGTTTGATTTCCTGAATCGTCAATCTGAATAACATTATCCGCAAAGAATGGATCTATTTCACGATAATAATAAACAATGTTTTCGTCTGAATCTTCGCGAGTCCAATCTAAAACATCGTTGCCTTCTTTACCACTTGTATCTCTATACTTATCAATTAAGTAATTATTAAAGTCTTCAGTTGCTTTTGGCCATTCGTGATAAGGATCTACAATGTTGTTACTTAAATAGACGAGCCATGTATAATCAGTGCTGCCGTAATAATAAAAGGCAATATCTTCAGCTCTCTCACCTTCTTTAACTGTGTATGGTTGAAATGCAAGTGGATTTGTTGTAATATTCTTAATAAAAGTATTACGACGCGTAATGTCCCGAATCTTTTGGCCATCATACTCAACAATTGGAAAATTTTCAAAATACTTAGTTGCCATTATCCACCTCCGCTATTTTGAGATCCGCCAGTACCACCACCCGATGAGCCATTACCTTCTGCGGTTTCACCAATTTCATCAGGTAATAATCCTGAGGTCCAATCATCTGCCGTTTCAATATCAAGCTCTTGGAAACTCATACTTAGGCTTACAGCTGCAGGAACGCCGCCTTTTGCGATTGCGGTAATACCTCCTCCTGCGCTATAATTTACACTTACCTGTGCAACCATACAAGTTTTGAATTTCATAAAATGAGATTGGTCAACGCCAAGCAAATACATATCACAAGTACTTGGAAAATTCAAAAGAACTCGAGGAATGCCGAAAAACTCTGATGTACTCGGCAATGTATTTCTTTTAACAGTTGCAACGATTTGCTTAATCATTTCAGAATCATTTTTGTTGCTAGGATACAGCTCCCATTCAAAAGAATGGCTTTTCAATCCAACACCTTCAAATGTTAACGTTTCTCTTGGGTTAACCGTTTGACCTAAAACTGCATTCATTGTTGCAATGCCACTACCACCTAAAATGTTACCAGCCTTACTTCTTAAAAGATATGCCAACCCAGCGCCGGCGGATCCACCCATCTGGGCATCAGCCAAACCTTTTGCGTCTGCTAGCATTTGCTCGCCAGATTTACTACTTAAATACGCTCCTGCGTCTTTTGCCGCGCCGAATACTCCTTTGGCAGCTTCAGCAGCTGCTCCTTTAAGTGCTTTTAATCCACCGCCAAGCGTGCCTTGTCCTTTTAAGAAACTTTCAACACCGTCCATTGCAATTGCGCCTTCCACCAATGCGTTGCGTTCAAAAGTAGCAATTCTAATATCGTTTGAGTCTACAAGCTGTTTAGGGAAAGGCAGCTGAATACCTACAGATCCGTTTAATTCAACTGGGCTTGATCTTCCACCGCGAGTTGGAGATTTCAACAAGTCTCTTTTTGAGTTTGCCCACTTTTCATATTTGTATTTTTTAAAAACGAGCAATATAGAATGCGGCATTTCCTGAGTTGGAAATGTTAAAAGCTTATTACCCTGCTCGCCTTTGTTCTTTGCAACAGTTGCGTTGGCGCCGCTTGGGTTTGATTCGGTTGAAGCCATGAAAGCCTGCCTTTTTTATATAAATATCTCTATGGATTATTTATACTGAATTCGTGGAGTGAAAGTTGGCACACAAGGGTAGATTTCGTCCGAAAAACCCACAAAAGTACAAGGGTGATCCAACTCGGATTATTTATCGCTCTTGGTGGGAACTTCGGGTGTTTAGAGACATGGATATTCACCCTGATGTGTTATGGTGGCAATCTGAAGAAGTAATTGTACCATATGTGTCGCCAATTGACGGACGCCGTCATCGCTATTTTCCTGACGTGATTGCTCACGTTAAAACAAGGAATGGCAAACGGCAAACGATTATGATTGAAATAAAACCAAAGGCGCAAACGCGGCCGCCTGATATTCGTAATAAAAAGACTGTAAAAGGTCGAGTCTCAAGAAGGTATCTAAACGAGGTACGTATTTGGGGAGTTAACGAAGCAAAATGGAAAGCCGCAAAGAATTATTGTGCGGATCGTGGTTGGGAATTCCAAATATGGACAGAAGACCACATCCCAGGAGCAAAATAAATGGTCGCAAAAGTATTTGACGACATACTATTGAAAGGCATTCGTTCTGGTGAAGCACCGGGCCGGACAACTGCAAGTCGTGAATGGTATCGTCAACAAGCGGCAAAGACAAAAGTTTCGCAAAACCAACTTACAGGTGACACAAGCCGCAGACGAGATAGCACTGCAGTTGGTAATATGTACTTTTTTGGTTACGAAGCGAAGCATAAAGAAAAGTTACCTTATTATGATAGGTTTCCTTTAATCTTTCCAATTGGCTCAGCACCTGGAGGATTCATGGGAATCAACGTTCACTATTTGCCACCAAGATTGAGAGCGCAATTAATGGACGCATTATACGATACGGCATCAAATGATAAACTTGATTCGTCAACTAAACTTCGTATCAATTATAACATCTTAAAAGGCGCATCTAAGTTTAGATTGTTTAAGCCATGTATTAAACATTACTTGTCAAGTCAAGTAAGAACTGATTTTGTATATGTTGAACCAGCAGAATGGGACATTGCATTATTTTTACCAACGGCGAGCTTTGCTGGCGCAAGCAAGAACAAAGTTTACGCAGATTCAAGAAAAATTATAAACGGATAAGCCATGCCATTTAATATTAATGAATTCAAATCTCAAATGAACCGCTTCGGTGGTCCAGCTCAAACGAGCTTATTTCAAGTTCAGTTTATTGGTACGCCGATTGTGTTTGGTTCAAATTTAAGAGAACGAGATTTAACATTCTTTTGTCAAAACGCTACTATCCCTGGTATGACAGCAACAACTGCAGAGTACATGGCTGTTGCTCAACGACCTAAAACATTCGTGACAGGGATGGGTAATGAACCAATGAGCGCTGTGTTTATGTTGGATTCAGATCATCAGATTCAACGATTCTTCCACGGTTGGTTCCAAAAGGTTGTTAACTATAGTACTGCCGGCGGTAACTTATCAGAAGTACAAGGACAGCTTCCATACGAGGTTGGATTTAAAGATGAATATTCTTGTCGTATGGTAATCCGTCATTATAGCACATATGGAAACAAAGGCGGGCAGTATTACGAAGTAACATTAGACAACGCATTCCCAATCAACGTTGCGCCAACTGATTTATCTTGGGCAAACAATAACTCTCCTGCGATTATGGGTGTATCTTTTGCATATGATAAGATATATTACGATGGTGAAACAGTTGGTTTCCCAACGAACAGATTGTCTCGCGGTAATGGCTTGCTTGATTTGCTAACAACCGTTGGTGCGATTAGTCAGCTGGTTGACACCGGATTTAAGCCGCAAGGTATCCAGGATGCAATAAATAAACTTAATAGATTTAACAATGCGGTGAATACACTCGGATTATAATGGAGAATTGAATATGGCACTACCCAAGATTGACTTACCTATTTTTGAATTAACGCTTCCATCAACAAAAGAAAAGATTAAGTATCGTCCTTTTACTGTAAAGGAAGAAAAAATTTTGTTGGTGGCGCAAGAGACAGGTGATGCGGAACAGCAAGTAGTTGCTGTTAAACAAATTGTAGATAATTGCTTAATTGATAGAGATGTATCAGAATTTGCGATGTTTGACTTAGAATTTGTAATGCTTGCATTGCGTGCCAAGTCGGTTGACAACAAAATTCCGTTTACTTTAACAGATCCCGACACTGAAGAAAAAGTTGATGTGGAAATGGATCTTGATATGATTAAGTTTACAGAACATGAGGAACACACAAATCGAGTTAAGATTAACGATGCATATACTTTATTTTTAAAGTACCCAACAATTGACCAATTTATTCAAATTGCTGGGTCCGATCCAACCGATCCATTAACAAGTTATTTTATTTTGATTTCTTGTTTGGACAAGGTTGCTTCTGATGATGAAGTTTTTGAATTTAAAGATTATAAACAAGAAGAAGTTGATAAATTTATGGAAGACGTATCTTCAGATGTTGTAAGAGGAATTGAAAAGTTCTTTGAAACGATGCCTGCTCTTGAATACGAGGTTCCATATACATTAAAAGATGGCTCAGCTAAAACATTTAAGATCGCGGGGATAAACGCTTTTTTTTCCTGATGCTGAGTCATATTAATCTAGGAGATTATTATAGAATCATATTCGTCATGGCTCAGCACCATAAATATTCTATAGCGGAATTAGAAAGCATGATGCCATACGAAAGAGATTTATATTTTGCAATGCTTACTGATTTCTTAGAAAAACAACAAGAAGGCTAAAAAAATGGCAGTATCGGCAGAAACAAAGGCAATCATTGACACGCTAAAGGCGGAAGGTCAAGCAATGCGAGATGAAGCAAATCCTGCATCTCTTGCTGCGTTAAACCTTAAGTTTGATCGCTTTGAAAAAGTATTGTCTACAATTTCTGACCAAATAGGTAAACAAACCGATGCAGTTGTTGATGAAGCCGCATCAGCAAAAGATGCCCGCGAAAAAGCAGCATTAAGAGCAGAACTCGATGAGCTAAAAAATAAGAAGGCAGCGGAATCCGAGAAAAAAGAAAAAGTTGATTTAGCAAAAGAAATCAAAACAGCAATCCCAAATATGCTCAAAGGATTACAGCGCACTTTAACCAATTTTTTAATTGGTGGTATCGGTGCTCTTGCGCTTGGAGGATTTGTTACTGGTATTGTTGATAGCTTTACTGATGGAGGATTTAGTAAATTCGTTGGCGATTTTATCGGAGGAGACTGGGAAACAATTCGTGACAATCTAGAGTCCGGCGGATATAATTTTTCAGAAGGTGTAACTAAGATGCTCGACTTTGCACTTAAATTTGCGCCTGGCGGAGATTATTATAAAGCTCTTACTTCGTTTACGGATGGTTTGGGAAAAGCTGTAGATTGGTTTAAAGAGAATCCTTTTGCAGGAGCAGCCGCGGCAACATTACTCTTAAGTAGAACAGCAAGAAAATTAAGTTTAAGAATGGGGAGAATGGCAGTTGGTGCAACGATTGCTGGCGGCAGTGCTCTTTATAATAGTCTTCGAGGCAAAGACCCAGAAATGGAAAAAGCAAAGAAGGCAACTGCCGATGCTGAAAAGGCTCGTATCAAGGCCGAAGAGGCAGAAGCGAAGGCAAGAAGGGATGAAGCAGAAAAAGCAAAGAAGAATGCGGAGAAAGCAAAAGCAAGAGGCAAAAAATTAACTCCAGACCAACTCGACGCATTAAGAGGTACAGGTAAATATGCACCTCCAGGAGTTGCGCCAAAGGTATCTTCGACTTTACCTAATCAGCCAAAAGCGCCAAGAAACTTTGATGTACTACCAGACGGATCCGTTATTAGTAAAAAGACGGGGAAGCCTTTAACAGGCGCAGCTAAAACAACTGCACTTAAATTCAACGCAATGGATTTGGCTGCGGCAGGAAAGCCTAACATTGACAAATCATCTTTTAAACCTCCTAAAGCTAACCCGGACGCAGGTGATCCAAGAAAAGGAAATTTTGATAGCGGAGCGCGTGGTAAAACTAAAGCCGATTTAAAGAAAATTGCAAAGGCAAACGCCCCTAAAGCAAGAAAACTTATTGCAAAGAAAGTTGCTGGTGCATTACTCAAAGCAGTACCAATTCTTGGTGCTGCAGCTGGCATTTGGTTTGCAGGAATGAGTTTAGCTAAAGGCGATACAACAACAGCAGCATTGGAAGGTGGTTCTATTTTGTTACCATCTTTGTCTGGTGTTCCTGTTGATATTATGGCGGTAGCAACAAGTACGTTCTTTGATCTTTACGGTATGCCTTATAACCAAGCAAACCCTGACCATAGAGAGCTAATGAAAGATATTGGCGCAATGGTTGCCGAGGAATTTGAAAAGCAGAAAAAAGATAAACAAGTTACAAAGGAAATTGCAGCAAAAGAAGGTTCTGCAGAGGTTCGTCAAATAGCAAGATCCGAATTCGAAGCAGATCAAAGAGATTCATTACCACAAGCAATCGCCGACAACCGTTTGAGGTTTGGAGAACCAAAATACGCCGCAAATAGCTCAACCGGAAAAATGTTACAATCTAATGCCGATTTCTTTAAAACAGTTGGTGAAGGAAAATACGCAAAAGGCAGTAGAGCAAATCTTGCGGCTGCAGAAAAAGCCGCTGCAGCTGCTGCGGCCGCAGGCGGCGGTGGTACTGTTGTGAATCAGGGTGGTACGACAGTTATTCAGCAAGGTGATGTAATTACTCATAAAAACGAGCAGGTGAATAATGTGTTCGGCTCCGGAGCTCATCCTGGCGAAAGAAGTGACGCATACGGACTACCCGGAGCCGTCCAACCTTAATTACTTATCGCCTTTTTCCGAAACGAATGAATACATCTCTTTAGCTTTAGCCATAAGATCTTCCATTGAATACATCTTATATGCTTCTTGCAATTCTTCTACTGATTTCTTACCAGCTTCAAACATTTTCTCAGCAAATTCTTTATTCATATAATATTGCTGATCCATGTAATCTTTTGCTAGTTGAAGCATATCAGAACGGATTTCAAATGGGTTTTTACG